CAACCTGTCCGCAAAATTACAGCGGGAAAGCATCCGATACAAGGAAGTATTGGAGCTTGCCGATGTGCTGGGATACGACATCGTATGGCAGCAAAGACGGGAGAAGTGATGCCCCGGCAACATCCCCTCGTAGTTCCCGTCCCCATAGGCACACCGCAGTGCTGTCTATGGATGGCAGTGAAAGATACGCTTTTCGCTGCCGCCGTCTGCAAAGAGAAGTTCACCGGAACAGCTTCATGCAGACGGGCTGACCATGGGAAAAGTTGCAGACATTTTCGCATTGGTCAGCAGAGGTTGCCGCAGCAACCGCACTCCCCCTCGGGAGAGCCCTCGGAGAGCCCACGGCACTTTGCAGCCAGTATGGATGAAAGTGTTATAGTGGGTTATTACACTTTGAAAAAGTGCCTCTCCGCAGCTCCCCGCTGTCTGCAAATTTTAAGGAAAGGACAAAAAATCTATGGCAAGAAATGATGGAATAGACCGCACCGTAGCCCGGAATCAGGACTTACCGACACCGGACGATGTGGCAAAAATACAGGAACACAATGAGCGAGAAAAGGACAGTTACAGCAATCAAGACATTGTGCCGGAACGCACTCCGCTGAATGTTCACTTCAAGACTCCCACCGATGATTATGTGAAAATGTTTGAGCAAATGGAACAGGATGGCGTGATCTCCACCAGAGGTCTGAAACCGGATGCCATCAAATACGGCGAGTTGGTTTTTGATGTGAACTCCGCTTATTTCTACAACCACGGCGGCTATGAATTTGCAAAACAGTTTTATGCTGATGCCTATAAAGCCGCCGTGGAGATCGTAGGCGGTGAGCAGTATATCCTCTCTGCTGTGATGCACGCCGATGAGCACAACCGGGCAATGTCCGAAGCTCTTGGCGAGGATGTGTACCACTATCACCTCCATGTGGTTTATATTCCGGTAGTGGAAAAGCAGATCCTTTGGTCGAAGCGATGTAAGGATGAAGCTCTCCGGGGAACGGTAAAGGAAACGATCACACAAGTCAGCCGAAGTAAGAAATGGGACTCCAAACCGGTGCTTGACGAGGACGGAAATCCCAAGCTCAATGAAAAAGGAAAAAAGATTTTAAGGTCATCCTACAGCGTGTTGCAGGATGACTTTTTTAATTTCATGCGTGCTGCCGGATATACCGATGTGGAGCGTGGAGAGCGTGGCAGCACCGAGGAACATCTGACGGTGACACAGTTTAAGGTGCAGGCGGAACAGCAGCGTTTGGAAGCTGTGACAGGACAGGTGGCACAGGCAGAACAGAGTTTGGAGGATGCTAAAGCTGCTACGGAAAAGCAGAAAAAGAAACTGGAAGCTCTGCAAAAGGAAACCAAGGCAGCAAAGGCCATTGCACTTACGGTGCAGGATATTGAAGCGATGGGCAAGAAAGCCACGTTCGGAAACAATATCACGCTGACACCGGATGAATGCGACACGTTGAAACGCTATGCCACCAACGGCATTCTCTTTCATGCAGAGAATGAGCGATTGAAAGGGAAACTGGAATCTGCTCAAAAGTCTGCATCCATTTGGAAGCAGCGATGTGAAGAAGCGAATAAAAAATATCAAGAGTTGAAGCAAAAAGCCCAGCCTTTCCTGGATGCACTGGAAATTGCATCCGAAAAGGTTCGGGCTTTTATCAATTCCATCCTCGCCAGAGGAAAGGAAACACAGGAACACAAAGCACCTGCCCGTAAGCGTGGACAGGACATGGAAATTTGATGGAGGTAACTGCCTATTGAAGAAATATTATGAGGATGCAAAATATAATGCGGCATTTGTCCGCTGTGTGGATGTTATGAGCCAGATGCTCCAGAAATATGGACATCAGGTTTTGGATAAATTGGAACAGGATGCCCCTCAGAAAGTGGAGCATTCCAAGGAAAGTAATCAAGCACAGCCTTTGACGAATAAGGCTGCGTAAAAATTTACAATTTACACGTTGCGTATTCACTGCGGCTATGCTATAATGATTACGCAACGTGTATTTTTGTTTTTTATGGAGAAAAGACAGATGGATTGTAAGAACAGAATTATCAAGTTGCGGGAAAGCACAGGACTGAACCGGAAAGATTTTTGCAAGCTCGTCCATATCCCTTACCGGACTATGACCGAGTGGGAATTGGACAACCGCCATGCACCGGATTATGTGCTGTGGCTTTTGGAGTATTATATCCGCAACGAGGGACTTATGGTAAAGGAAATGAATGAGGGAGGTGGAGATTCTGAAAAAGAAACAACTTAAATGCTATATTTATACAAGAGTGTCCACCTCTATGCAGGTTGACGGGTACAGCTTGGATGCCCAGCGTGACAAGCTGAGGAAGTATGCGGCATACGAAGATATGGTTATTGCCGGGGAGTATTCTGACGAGGGATTTTCCGGAAAGAATATCCAAGGGCGGCAGGACTTCCAACGGATGCTGAATGACATCCAGGACTGCAAGGACGGCGTTTCCTATGTGCTGGTCTTTAAGCTGTCCCGATTCGGCAGAAATGCGGCGGATGTTCTGAACTCTTTGCAGCTCATGCAGGATTTCGGTGTCAATCTGATCTGCGTGGAGGATGGCATCGACAGTTCAAAGGATGCCGGAAAGCTGATGATTTCCGTGCTGTCTGCGGTGGCAGAAATAGAGCGAGAGAATATCCGCACCCAGACAATGGCAGGACGTGAGCAAAAGGCTCGTGAGGGCAAGTGGAACGGTGGTTTCGCTCCTTATGGCTACAAACTGGAAAACGGAGATTTGGTCATTGCGGAGGATGAAGTGGAAGTAATCCGTGTCATTTATGACCGCTACATTCACACCAACGAGGGCGTTGCCGGGGTTGCTAAATATCTGAACCGCAACGGCTTTATCAAGAAACTGCGGCAGAACAATACCATTCCCGGATTTTCAAGGAACTTCGTGCAGGATGTATTGGACAATCCCGTTTACATGGGAAAGATCGCCTATGGCAGACGCAGGACGGAAAAGAAGCAAGGCACAAGAAATGAGATGCACGTAGTTGAGCAGTCGGAGTTCCCGATTTATGAGGGACAGCACGAAGCCATCATTTCGGAAGAAGATTGGTATCTGGCACAGGAAAAGCGTAAGATCAATTCCTTTAAGCGGGAAAAGGTCAACAATCCAGATCATGCACACATCCTGTCCGGCATTCTGAAATGCCCATGCTGCGGAAAGAGTATGTACGGCAATATCGCCAGGGCTCACAGCAAGGACAAGAAAACGAGGTATTATTACTACTGCAAAAACACGGTAACACCTACCGGACATGAGTGCAGCTTCCGACTGAATATCGAGCAGACGGAGATCAACAAGTTTGTGGCTAAGATTATATCCGCTATGGTCAACAATCCCCGGTTTGTAGAAGCGATTCAGGCGAAAATCGGCTCGGCTGTTGATACAGAGGATATGGAAAAGCAGATCGCCGTCCTGCAAGGACAGTTGAAGCAAGCCTTTGGAACGAAAAGCCGCTTGGAGCGTCAGATGGACACCTTGGACATCAACGATGCCCACTATGACAGAAAGATTTTGGACTTGCAGCGCCGCTATGATGAGCAGTATGATACAATAGAGGATATCGAAGTTCAGATTGGCGAATTGCAAGGTCAAATCCGCAGCATTCAGCAGGAGAAAATCTCCGGTAACAATATCTATCGGCTCTTACTGGCATTTGATGAAGTCTACCATTCCGCAACAGAAGCGGAACAGAAAGAGTTTATGAAAGCCTTTATCGAGCGAATTGAGATGTTCCCGGAGAAAAGGAAAGACGGAAGCTGGATAAGAAAGATTGTGTTCAACTTCCCTGTGCCTGTTGATGGCGAGGAAGTGAAAGAACTTCCCTTGGAAACTGAAACAACTGTCGAGACGGTCTGTTTGCTGTCAAGAAAATAAAATCAAGTGCTGAAAAGTGGCGTATTTCCGGGCTTTTTGTAAGGTTGATATTATCAGAGAAGCCTTGCGGAAAGCTCGGTTTTCTTGTATGGAAACATATCTACTTTTCGGTCTGATTGGAGAGAAGTTGAGTAACCGGAGAATACCGGTAGGGTTTAGGCTGTGGATTAGATGTCAGAGATTGTGGCACCAGGATTGTTGTCAGAGCCGACCACAGTTTAAGCCACTCGATACTAAGGGGCAGACTTGGCAGTGGAATAGATGTTGTGGAAATGGAGGCATATTATTATGTTTAATCCTGGATTGAAAATAGGACAAATTATAAAGAATGCGGATATCGTAGAAATATTTAAATGCGGAAATATGGGAGGTATGCGTCGTTCAAGAGCAACGAATACGCTTGTTATTGTATCCGATTATACAAAGGGCCTTTATCATGATAAATGGATAGGCGGAGTTCTACATTATACAGGCATGGGTAAATCAGGTGACCAGGACATCCATTGGGCGCAGAATGCTACGTTAGCTGAATCTGATTATAATGGAGTTGATGTTCATCTGTTTGAAGTTATGGATGCTGGCGAATATGTCTACTGTGGAAGGATAGAGCTTGTGAGTAAGCCGTACACAGATGTACAGCCTGGTGAGGATGGTAATAATCGAAAGGTGTGGATGTTTCCAATAAGACCTGTACCCGATAATGATGTAAAGAAACCACAAATGTTCGTGTTTAAGGATATGGCGGACTATGAAAGTCGTGGTAAAAATGTTGATACTGAATATGCAAAGATGATGTCAGCTGTAACGAAAGGAAGAACAAAAAAGTCAGTATTTGTTGCTCCTATTGTTCCAAAACCAGAGTTAAAAGAGCAGAAAGAAATACCTGGTGATATTGTCGGAAAACAGGTAAAACATAAGTCATTTGGTTTTGGCAAGATTACAGCCATTGAAGGAACTTCAGTTGTTGTACAGTTTGATAAGGTTGGATTAAAGAAGATAGGATACGAATTCTGCATGGAAAAGAATTTGCTGGAGTTCATATAAGGAAGATATGAAGACAATTAGGGTTGTTGATGAAATAGATGACAGGAGGATGTATGCGATGGCAAAGATGATGGAGGTTCCGGAAGGGACTGATAAGGTAGATGTTAGAAAAAGAATAAACAAGATGCTCTCAACTGCAAGAAGAAATGCAAAGCCTACAGTTTGTGCACTTTGTGGAAAAACGGTGACAAGTTTCTGTAACTCACACTCGGTTCCACAAATGGCCCTGAAGCCAATTGCCGATAATGGAATACTTCTGCATGCTTCCGCAACGCTAGGTTTTGATAAAGAGATTATCGATATTGAGAATGGCGTTAAGAAGTCCGGGACGTTTAATTATATCTGCAATGATTGTGATAATTCTTTTTTTCAAGACTATGAGAATTTGGACAATATTGTTCAACATCCAACAGATAAAATGCTCGCTGAAATAGCGGTTAAAAATTTCTTGCTTCAATTAAGTAAAAGAAGTGTTGAAATGGAGTTGTGGAATATAATGCAACAAGATTTTAATACATTTGAAAATTTTGAAGAAGGAATGAATATCAAAAAAATGGATTTTTCTGAGTTTGAATCAGAAATGCTTTTTCATAAAAACATAGCCGATAAAAATGAAAGTGGAGGATATCAAATATTATTCTGGAAAGTACTCCCATATGTTGTACCTATAGCAATGCAAAGTGCAATTGCAGTTACTAAAGACATGGAAGGAAATGAAATTAATAACATTTACAACATGGACGCTAGTGTAAAAATGCAATATTTACATTTGGCAATTTTACCTGTCGAAGGTAGCAGTGTCGTAATTGCCTTTTATCATAAGCGTGACAAGTTGTATAGACGATTACGACATCAGATAAATTCTATTTCGGAAAATGAAGTGTTAAAATACATTAATTACTTAGTATTTAAGTACACAGAGAATTATTATATTTCTAAGAAAATTGAGAGCGAGATAGATGCAAATGAAAGTTTGCAGAGGCTTGCGCAAGAAAATGATGGTAATCCGAACTTAGGAATGCTAGGCGTAGATAATTTCTGGGGCCTTAATTATAAACCTGTTGATAAAAATGAAATACCTAATTTCTTAGAAAAAGAATGGGCTGTTTGATATTTAGGTATAAAAATTAGGTTCCCCATCACTGGAGATTATCCAGTGGTGAGGAGCCTTTGTACATCTATGAAGTCATGCATCCACATCAATGCTGACGTCGGATTTTAGTTCGACGGTGATGCGGTCATCCCAGATGGTGATCTGCTTGATCCAGCGTCGCACTAGTGATTCATCGAATTCTGTAAGATAGGTGGTCTGTTGCGAAATGTAATCCTGCAGGTCATTAATTCTCTTTATCTGTTCATCTCTTGCGGATGTATCAACGGTTGTTTTCTGGCGGAGTTCTCGGAGTCTGAAGATCTCATCCGCTATTTCATCGTAGTCCTCTTTGCTGTTGGCTTTCTGGATCAACTCTTGTTGTAGAGCCATCAGTTTCTCGTCAATGCTGTCAATGGCTGTTGCCTGCGAAGCTCGAATGACTGCGGCAATGTTAAGCTGGAGCTGTGCCTGATAGCTGCTTTTGTCACCGAGCATTTGATTGATTGCTTTGACGACAACCTCCTGAAGAACCAGCTCATTGATGGTTCGAGCGTGGCATTCAAGTCCGGTGGATTCCAGCCTGCTGATGCAGCGCCAGACAATTGACTTGACGCCACGGTTGTTCCAGTGAAGCCTTCGGAACATTTCACCGCATTCTCCGCAGATGACGATTTGTGAGAAGCAGTGGTTGCAACTATAGCTTCGTTTCTTGCCGTTGGCACTGGTTTTTACCACTCGTCTGCGGACAAGTTCTTCCTGTACCTGCAGGTAAATGTCCTTTGGAATAATGGCTTCGTGGTCGCCTTCTACATAGTATTGTGGAACAAGACCGTTATTTTTAACTCTGGTCTTGTTAAGAAAGTCGGTGGTGTAGGTCTTTTGAAGCAGGGCATCACCGATGTATTTCTCGTTTCGGAGAATTTTGTTGATGGTGCTTGTGTGCCACTTTTTTCCTCCGGCACCGGTAAGAATACCGTCACGCTCCAGACCTGCGGCAATCTTGTCCATACTTAAACCTTCTAAATATTCTCGATAAATACGCTTTACAGTTTCAGCCTGTTCTGGATCGATGACTAAATTCCCATCTGCGTCCTTTGTATAGCCAAGGAAGCGATTGTGGTTGATTTGCACCTTGCCTTGCTGGTAGCGATATTGTAAGCCCATTTTGACATTCTGACTTAAGGACTGCGATTCCTGCTGGGCCAGAGATGCCATGATGGTGATAAGGACTTCACCCTTGGCATCCATTGTGTTGATGGACTCCTTTTCAAACAGAACGGGTATGTTCATATCTTTGAGTTGCCTTATGTATTTCAGACAGTCCAGTGTGTTTCTGGCAAAGCGGCTGATGGATTTGGTAATAATCATATCAATGTTACCAGCTTTACAGTCATCAATCATACGATTGAATTCTTCTCGCTTTTTGGTGTTGGTGCCGGAAATACCATCATCAGCATAAATTCCGGCAAATTCCCAATCAGGATTTTTCTGAATGTACTCTGTGTAGTGCTCGACCTGAGCTTCATAACTTGTAGCCTGCTCATCGCTGTCTGTACTGACGCGGCAGTACGCTGCGACTCGGAGCTTTGGCTTTTCTTCTTCCTGCTTTCTGGCATTGCTTCCAACCTGTCGCCTTGCCGGAATTAACATTACATTTCCCATTATTTACTCTCGCTTTCTATGAGGCTGTACAGATATTCTGCCTGCTTGACGGGATTGTCATAAAGGGCAGTGACCTCACCCATGTGGAAATGGGTAGGTATCTGTATATTCCTCATTTGTGTTTTCTTATTATTTCGTCCGAGTGCTGTGGCTCGGCGCTTGCGTTCTTCTTGTGCTTTTTGGTAGGTATCTTCATCGATAATGGCAGGATAGAAAATGTCTCCAAGATAATGGGCGGTTTCCATCAATCGATTAGCGGTGCCGTGATAAGTTTTAATTCCGGCAGCAGATGCAGCCTTTGATAAGGACATACCACTCAGATAATTTTTGTAAAGCTGTCTGAGCTTATCTGCAGCCGGTTGATCAATAACTGCGATGCCGTTTTCTATCTTATAACCAAATGGTGTATGGCCCATCTAATCACCAATCCTTTCTGTGAATGTCAGACCGCATTTCATAACAAACCTGATTTCATTTCTGCTCATGACTTCAATGTGGTCTGCGTAGTTTTCAAAAAGCACCTCGCTGTAGGCTGTAAGCATATCGGTATGAGACACAAAGTGGAGCAGAAGACTGGTTTCCGTAACCTTGGCTGCGTCACCGGTCATTCCGATGGTAATTGCTTCAATGTCAGAGCGATGTGTCTCTGCCTGCAGGAGGAGTGCATTTGTTTCTTGATTATATAGAATCTGGTCGATATAGCCCTGTGTCATCAGTTTGGTTAATGCTTCACGCTGATCACTGTTTTGAGCGATGAGTTGCTCCAAGTGCTGAATGCGATGAATGGCCTCGTCGCCAGATGAGTTTTCAAGTACTTTGAGATAAGGAGTAAGTATCAGGCGATAGCCATAAATGAGCTTGTTTAGCATTGTAATAAATGCAGCTTTTATCTCATCATCTCTTACATATTTCATATGGCAGGATTCCTTATTCTTCAGGTGCGTATTGCAGGCCCATGCGACATACTTGTATGTGGTGTAAGAGCGTATCCTGCGCTTGAAGGTGTCTCCACATTCTCCGCAGAGTATTTTTCCTGAGAATGCATAACGTTGCTGATATTTATCACTGCCTTTTTCAATACCTTTTTCTGCGGCTCGTTGATTAACCAGAGCATTCGCTGCGTCGAAGTCTGAATGACTGATAATCGCTTCGTGATGATCCGGAGCCATGTACTGGTCAACCTCACCATAATTTGTGTGCCGATTGAAGTTTTCATCCGTATATGTCTTTTGAAAAATGACATCACCGGTATATATTTCAAAGCTCGAATCATGGTCTCTAACTCGCAGTCACCACCGAGACAAACCTCAAAACCATTACTACCGCAGCGAGTGGTATAGCTATGGATTTCCATATCCGTGCAAGCTGCATCCTGAATACGAAAATAAGTGCGACCGCCATGACCGGTATCGCCACCGCAATAACCGGTGGTTCCAGCCTCGACCTCTAAGATATTGCAGCTGACCACATCCCTGATGTAGGTTGTGATTTCAGTTCCGTCCTTTAATATTCTTGAATTTTCTTTTACTTCGTACATGTGTTAAACCTCCTCAAGATTCTCTGTGAAATAGCGCAGGCGGTAATTTTTCCACTTGGCTCGTTTGATTTCTGCTTCCATACCTGAAGAAATATGACTTCCAAAGACCAAGATCTCCGAGCATTTGCTCATGATGGCATTTCCGAAGAAGAGACCAAGTTCACGTTCTTTGGGGTCGGTATCATTTAAAAACTGTGGAAACAGGAGATGTGGTGCGATAGGAATGTATCCTTGTTCCACAGCAAAGCGGCTGTACGTTCTGGCTGCAGCTACGTTCTTTTCAATGTCTCCGGCAAAGGGCGAGCAGATATATACGATTGGTCTGAAAGCACGTAGTGCACGAGCTTCATTCTCAATAGAAGTAAGTGCGCCGAAAACAGTAGGATCAGGGTAGCCCTCGCTATTGTATAGGCTGATTGACATGTCGGATTCCTCCTTTCCGGATGGACATATAAAAAGGACGTCCATCTCTAATACCCATTGGAGATGAACGTCTCATTTTGATGTAAACAGAAATGAAATTTTTATCTCCACTACTAAATGGAGATGAGCTTGCCGTTTTATAAAAAAATCTAATCTTTTTTATAAAACGGTGTCGCATAACCATCTGCTTTTAGCAGTAGACCTTTGGCCCAAGGTGGTGTGCGACCCATTTGCTCACAAACTGCATCCAATGACATGCTGGGATCAGCTTCGATGACTACTTCATCATGAATGTGCATGACGATAGAACAGTAGCGGAGTGTCTGCATAGCGTAGCAAAGAATATCACGGGCAGTGGCTTGTACGATGTTTTCGACAAATTTTGGACCATAGGAATCAAGACGTTCCTACTTTTTGGTGCTTCCGACGCCTTCATAGGTAATACACTGACCACCGAATTTATTCGTCCCAATCTTCGGTTTCACATATGCCAGTTTTCTTCCCGATGGGAGAGTGATAAAAAGCATACCATTTCTGCAGGAGAAGGTAAGACCATATTGTGAGGTAGTATGTTTGAACTTTACAGCTTCCATGACGGCACGGTCCACATCCCACCAGAATTTGACGATGTTTGGATTGGATTGTCGCCAGGCATCCACTAGCGGAGGAAGTTCATCTTCGGTAAGTCCCATATCTAGAGCGCCCATTGCTTTTAGTGCACCCACAGAACCACCGTATCCAAGGGCAAGTTCTGCAATTTTACCTTTTTGTCTGAGATGACCATTGATACCGTGCTTCTCAACAGGAACCTTAAACATTTGACTTGCAGAGGCACAATAGATGTCGCTACCTTTGACAAAGACATCCTGTCGCCATTTTTCACCAGCAAACCATGCAATGACACGAGCTTCAATAGCAGAAAAGTCAGCCACAAGGAATTGGGTACCTTCTCTTGGAATGAAAGCGGTGCGGATAAGCTGTGAGAGTGTATCTGGCACATCTTCGTAGAGGAGTTCCACAGCATCAAAGTTACCGGAGCGTACCAAAGATCGTGCTTCGGCAAGGTCTGATAGATGGTTTTGTGGTAGATTTTGCAGCTGAATATTACGTCCGGAAAATCTACCAGTGCGGTTGGCACCATAAAATTGGAACATACCACGGGCACGACCATCGGCACATACGGTCTTTTCCATTGCCTGATATTTGCGAACGGAGGATTTGGCTAGCTGTTGCCTTAAGGTGAGAACTTGTGCGAGCGTTGGAGGAGCGGACTTCAGTAGCTCTGTGACAGCTTTCTTACCAAGAGTATCTGTTTTCAGCCCGTTATCGGAAAGCCATGCCTTCATCTGCTGGACGGAGTTTGGATTTTCCAGCTCCGTGATTGCTTTCATAGTATCTGTCAGTTCTTTTCGTGAGCGAGTATCCATATCAATGGCGGCAGCAACAAGATCCATATCCAAGCGGACGCCACGATCATTGATTTCTTGGTCGAGATGATATTCCTCCCAAACCTGAGCTGAAACCGGGAACTTTGCGAGTCTCTGCTGGATGCCCTTTTCCGTTTCTACATCACGGATGTTATATTTCTTGAACATGGCCCACTTGTCCGGAGCGTGGAAAGGGCGGTTACGTGTGCGTTGACCATTGGCTTTGGTAGGAGCACAAGGCTGGCAGAAGTATTTGATGAGATCTTTACCTTCTGAGAGTTTTTGCTTTTCAAGTCCCAGAACAGCACCGACACCCTCTAATGAGAGCGGAAGTCCCATCGTGGCGGACCAAATCATAGAGCAACGCCAGCTTTCCGGTTTCAGATATTCTCCGGTCGGATAACCTAAGAAGCGAGAAAGACAGATGCGCTCAAAGGTAGCGTTGAAGGCCCACTTGATGACACATTCATCCTCTAGAGCAAGAAGGATTTCTTTTGGAATCTGTTTTCCGCAGGCAAGATCAATGACCTGAACGGGCTGGTTATCTACACTGTAGGCAAAGAGTAAGATTTCAAAATCAGGTGACTCTACATAGCGATATACTCCAGTTTTCTGAAGTGGCACATCGCTGTAGGTTTCAATATCGATACTAAGTGTTTTCATGAGATTGTTCTTTCTACAAAACAGGCAGCAGAGAAATCCCTGCCGCCTGCCGTGTTACTGTTTATCTTTATTGGATTTATATTTATTGATGTCACGACGAATGTGGTATACCGCATAACGAACAAGGTAAAAAATGATTTTCCCTACGTTATAAATGATGAAGCCATATACCGCTACAAAAAAGGTGTATGCGATGACATTAGCAATAAATAGATTTAAGATTTCTGCAAATTCATTCATAGGTTGTCTCCTTTTGTCAGAAAATGTGCTGGCGGCAGTGAGTCCCACCGCCAGCAGGTTGATAGATTACTTAAAGTCTTTCATGCGCTTTTCGTGGTATTCGAGGTCACGCTTGTCTTTTTCCTGCTCACGCTTTTCACGTTTATGGTCGTTGATGATACTCTGAATCATAGAGATTGCAGTAGTGAGACCGACACAAGCGAAGCAGCCGATACAGATGTTTACAAGAATTGTGCTAATCATGATTGTCTCCATAGTTTGTTACCTCCATTAGTCAAGAAAATCATCGTCGTCATCAGTTGCAAAGTCAGATTCAGCAGATGCCTTACCACCAAGAGGCTCTCCATCACGAATCTTCTGCAGATTGTTAAGGCCGCAGGCGATGCCTTTATTGCCGGAGCTGTTGAAAGCGTAGAAACTGATGCTGGCACGACCGTAGACTCCAGAGTAAACCTCAGAACGAGTGAGAATAGGATTGCGGTCTGCATCTACGATACCAGGTGCAGAGGTTGCATTTGCATTCACAAAGTAGCTGCCAGCGTATGCAGGATCATCCGGTCTTTCAAGATCTCCATCACGAAGTGGCGTTTTAAGTACAGAAAGAGCAGGTACGGACTTACCATTGCCCTTGAGCTTTGCTTCACCTTCACGGTATGCAGCCTCGATAGCAGCTTCAATCTTTGCAACAGTTTTTGTATCGGATTTCGGGATAATCAGGCTGACACTATATTTCGGAGTGCCACCGTTGATGGACTTAGGTTCCCAGACGTTGGCGTAGCTCCAGCGTGTGTTAGGACCAGTAATAACCTTCATGGGATTTGTCATTTTTACATTTTTACTCATTGGCATATTCCTCCATAAAATCATTTTTTGCTGTGTTCATTGCCGGGCGCTTATCGCTTTCCGGCACAAGAGTAGGTTTGCCTTGTGGCTTTTCAATATAGGCTGCAAGGAGATCTTCAAAACGAGATTTGCCGAGCAGCTTCTGCATAGCAGTGATACCAAGTAGCTTCTTTTCATAAGGGTCAAAACCAGCAGCTTCGACAGCTTTAGACACGGCGTTTTCGTTGGTGTATCTTCGGTTGGAGCGACCTTCAACCAGTTTCCAGCCTGTCCATTCTTTACCGCTGATTGCCTGCTGAAGTGCATACTCCTTGATGTCGTTGGCCCAAGAGACCAGTTCATCGACACGGGAAAGGATAACTTCGATTTCCGAATCTTCCAGCAGAGGTGGTAGTTTGAAATCGTGCTGTGCGAGTAGAAGATTGGCTTCCGCTCTGGCCCTGCATTCATGCTTTGCCTTGCAGAATCCGCACCATTCACCACACAGGAAATTTCCATCACCGGCGAAGGCGAGGTCAGCGGTAGGCTTTAGAACTTCATCGGCCCACTGATACAGGTCATCCTTACTGACTTCATAGGTAGAAACGTTCTGACGTCTAGGCTGGTAGATGGTCATGCTGACCGTATCGATGTCATAAATATCATCGAAAAGCTCCAGAGCGCCAAGGGAGTAGCAGGAAAGTTGGGGATTCTTATTAGCAGAAACAAGACAACCGACTCCATTTTTGTAGTCGCATATTCTAAGTGTTCCATCTGCAATAATAATACAGTCTGCGGTTCCGAAGCCTTGTTCCACCCAACGGGAGAAGTCCACTCGCTGTTCAATCATGACAACTGGATCGAAGCAGGTTTGCTTGGCGTCTTCCAAAAGCTCCATAATAAAGCTGGCGTATCTGGTGGCACAATCTTCCATTTCGGCGTTGTACCAGTCGAGATTTTTGGTTGGATCAGTAGCTTTCATGCCGAGAGCTTTACGGAGCTTGTATTCACAAAGAGCGTGTGCGTCGGTACCTTCTGCAGCATAATCACTACCTTTATCCTCATAGGTTTCACAGAGCCTTGCCGACGGTGGACAGTGAAGCCATCGGTCAGAAGAGGATGCGGAGAGGAGTGCATGTCCTTTTGGTGGCATATTAGAGCACCTCCGCTTCCCTGAGCAGGGCTTCATAATGTTTTGGGTCTACGAGTGACAGCTTGCTTGCACCATACTTTTTAAGAAGCTCTCGAATCTCAGCCGTATGTCCAGCACGAGATTTGTCAGCCAGAACAGCTCGAACCTCTTCAAGGGTCAGTGCAGGTTTTGCTTTCTCCTCCGTATTAGCAGCAATATTTTCTATTTGCTGCTGAACATCGGATGTAAACTGCTGTGCAAGCCAGTTTGCTGCATCGTTAATAGCAGCGGCAGCATTTCTCAGTTCTTCGATGGTCATAGCCATATCGTTCATTTTTGACATTTGTTGTTCCTCCTTCCTCGGATTGCCTCTGTGCGGCGATGAGTCTAAGATTCTTCGCCATTCTTGCGGATACCTGACTGATTGCTGTGAGAGTAGCAATTACTTCTGCGTCAGTGCCGCTTCTGTTGTGAAAGGTCTGTTTCACGGTGTTCACCTCGCTTTCTGTAGGTCGTTTTGTTTCGCCTTACACTACTCAATGGAGGTGAGGTGGCCGTTTGGCCGAAAAATTATAAAAAGTTTTTTGAAAAGAAAAATCGTCCCCTGAAATATCAGAGGACGACCATTCAAATTAGATGTAATCTTTCAGATCTGAGCGAAGCTTCTGGAGTAGCTTGTCCCTGCGGTATACAAAGGTATTACGGGAGAGCCCCATTTCCTTGCCACAGTCACGCTCAGATTTTCCTTCCATAATAAGCTGGCAGATAAGACGGCCTTCCGAGTCCAGCTCATTCAGCTTTGCATAGAGGGCACGGAGAAGTTCTGCATCCTCCATTAATTCAGCGATAGCTGCGGATTCATCCGGCATGTCATCAAGCCAGCTCTTTTCATTTCCTTCACCGTCGCTTACGGTATTATCGAGAGAAAGCTGGTCGCCAGCCTTGGCATACGGACAGGTCATACAGTCCATGTCGCATAAATAGCGTTTGCTTGCAGGGCAGACACAACGGCCATGCTCCTGCTGACGCTTGCGATAGGAATTGATGTCACGATAGTAATTCGTGTAGAATTCCTTGTTGACATCCACCCAGCTTTTTGAATTCTTGATGTAGATACGATATTGTTTACTTTGATTTTCTTTGATTGCCATAACTTTTACCTCCGTTGGCTTCATGTACGAAGCGGAGATAACCGTTATGGCTGCCAGTGTTTTTCATAAGATGGTCACCTCATGCGGATAACTCCGCTTCTTTTCGGTGACCAGCCGTTCGTAAGCTGGCACTCTATTGATAATGTTCTCTTGTTCATCAACTACGAACACACCACGTGGCCACGAAGATGGTGAGTTGATGGTCAAGTCAGACAGTTTAATGTCATATCCGGGACTAGTGCTTTCATCACTGCGAATGCTAAAGAATTTATTTACGTTCGTAAATTATTTATGAACGATAGCTCACAGAAGATTGAAAAACGTAAAATTTTGTGTTATACTTTTATAAGACTTTACACCTTGTTGTTAAGTATGAATCCATTATAGGGAATTTCGATTTTTGAGGTTTGACTGCAATTGACCGTGGTTTGACCTAAAAGGTCAAAGGAGGTATGGCGTAGTGTATTTTCATGAGATAGCTGAAGAATTGAAGATATATATGGCACCATTTGAGCGTGGTGGTATTTTCGTCGTGCAGCTTATTGGAGACACATTGCGTGCCCCGATGACTGAAGAGGAAGAAAAAATGGCCTTGGATGATAAGTTCAATCCATTGGCTAATGGAATGTCCTTAAACATGCAAGACCAAATTTTTGAAGGGAAAAAGTTTATATCAAGGAACAGAGCTGGGCTTATTTGTAGTAGATATGATGGGTCTGATTTTGCAGAGGAAATCGATAATCTCTATGATGCAGATAAGGACCATTTGCAAACGTTCTTAGCAAAAAAAGGTATTTTGGTTGCAATAGAGGAACTCGGATCTGCAATGCAAGATATAATGAGTCAAATTTTTCATGGGTTATCGAAGGGTATTCATGATGTGGATATTTGTCTTACAATCCATGAACCAAAACCCAGCATTAAAAATCTTGCGGAGAATCGCATTTACTTTGATGATGGAAAACTGGTTATTGATGGTGAGACAATTGAGTTACCTATTCAATTGGACGAATCTCAAATATACGAGTTCGAATCCGGTTATATATCTGCACTATGTGATGCTTACGCTGAAGCGTTATCTAGAGATGAAGTTACTGTTGACGATATTCCTAATCTTCCGCGAAAATATCAAATTAACTTCTATGATCAGAGAAAAGCATACTTGAGTGCTGAGAGCATTCAACGTTCTATTAGCGAAGTGTATGGAGATGGTGAGAACCAATTCGATATACTAAAAGAAGATGCCTTTGGAGGAATTAAAACCACATATTATGATGAGTATGACAATGGATATAGAAGATTGTTGGAAGTATTAAAAAAGATTTCTGATATTCAACTCACAAAATCAAAACTAATGCTTATCAAGAATCTAATTGGAAATTTAGAAAGGCTCGGAATAGTTCATATACTGGTGAATGATGAGACGATTAAATCGTGGGTAGACCCATATGAAGAATAAAGTGTTTAATACTACTTTTGAAAATATGCTCCGCATTTTGGTTCTGATGAGTGTTCTTGCTAAGCCAGTGAATTCAGATAGGTTGACTGCATTAGACTTTATTTGCATTTATGGAAAGAAATGCAAAGTACTTGATAAGAATCTGCATGGAGATAATGAATTCGGGTTTGCCGAATTTACAAATAAAAGAGAAAAAATAACCGAGGCAATAAAGCTCTCGGTTAAAGATGATTATGTAATTGTAGGTAAGAGTGCCGAAGGATTAGTTTATTCTCTTAATGAAAGAGGTAGAGAAATCGTTACTAATATTCAATCATCATATAGTAAGGCTTATGCAATTGGAGCAAGAATTGTTTGTAGAAAATTTGCAAATTATACAGACGAAGCAGTTCTAAAGTACATAAGTAAATTGGCTACAGAATCGAAGGAGGTATGAGGATGCAGTCTTTTAGAATAAAACAGCTCCGAGTATCTGGAGCCGGAAAGATAGACGGAGTTATTGAATTTGATGATGGATTAAATATTATTCAGGGAAGGTCAAATACCGGTAAGACCTGGATATTAAAGTGCATTTATTACTTGTTTAGTTCGGATAAAAATCCATTCTCGCCATTAACTGGATATTCTGATATTGAAGGAGTGTTTTATACAAAACGATATGGCGATATTATGATAAAGCGTAGGTTGAATGACAATCAAGCTGAAGTTATATGTGAGCATCCAGATGTGGTGAATGGAATATATGAAACAAATTATAAGGGAAAAGGACCGTTATATTTAAATGATTTGTGGTTAAGAATTATCGGTCTTAATGAAACTATTAATGTTCCTAAGAGTGCTAGATATGCCCGTGAACGGATTTCTTGGACCAATATTGCTAATGTATTCTTTGCTGATGAGGACGAGATTGATAAATCGGGTTCTTTGATAATAAAGGACTTTAATTACGAAACTGCATTGATATCATCTTTATATTTCTTGTTGACAGGCGATTATAAAGAAGGAGTAGAAGAAATCCTTAAGCCTGAGGTGGCAAATGAAAAAAAGAAAGCGGTTGTTGCTTATATAGAGGAACAAGTTTCCGCTTTGTCAGATAAAAAAGTGAACTATATAATGCAATTAGAGAAACTTGCTGATGTGGATGTTGATAAACAGATGCAGGAATTAACAGAAAGTATTTCTACACTGCAACAAGAAATGTCAGAGTTGGTAGAAGATAATGCTACGGTTATAAGACAAATCTCTGAATATCAGCAAGAAGATGCTAATTGCAAAGTCCTGATTGATAGATATAAGTCTTTAACCAGCCAGTATAAAGCAGATTTGCAACGTCTTGATTTTATTTCAAAAGGTGAAAAGGCTGTAAAAGGACTTCCTAAAAATGATATCTGCCCATTTTGTGGTGGACCAATTGATAATCATGATGAAAGTTATGATTCCGCTATCCAAGCAGAAACAAAGAGAATCGTTTCTGAGTTAGCGGTTATTGCTGCAACAGAAAATAATGTTCGAGAAGAACAAAATGTCCTCAATAAGAATATATCAGAGCTAACAAAACGCCGAGCCGAAATCTTGGAAGCTATTGCTGAAAAGACATTGAAGATAAATGACTATAGAACGGATCTTCAGTGTTATAGGGATTATACAAAACTACAGTCTGGTATTGATTTTGTAAATGAGCAATTACAGGTTCTCGGTCAGAAGAAGGTATCTGAATTACAAAAGAAAAAGAATCCTCCATTGTATCATGCTAAGAAGGAATTTGAAGAGTTAGTAGGTACTGGATTTAATGAATTGCTTAACAAGATACTTAAAGAATGCAACTATCGTGCAGGCTATGCAAGCTGGGATTTTAAGACATTTGATATATTGATGGATGGAGTGTCAAAAGAGGAAGATCAAGGAAAAGGTTATCGTTCTTTTTTGAATTCGGTCATCGCATTAATGCTTTATGAATACTTCAATTCAGATGATGTTTTTATCAAACCGGGTATATTGATGATTGACACGCCCCTTCTAGGCTTTGATGAAAATGAAGATGGCACTCAAGGTGCAACATTAAAAAACGGATTGTATCAGTATTTTATTAATCATAAAGGTAACGGACAAATAATTATAGTTGATAACTTGAATGTTATGCCTGATATCGATTTGCAGGCAGCAGGCGCAAAAGTAACTACTTATTATAAAGACGAAAAAGACGGCCACGTCTACGGATTTATGCCAAGCTGGAGGAAAGACCTCCCAAAGGAGACAGAATGAAGCTATCATACAAAAAGTTATGGGTAAAACTTGTAGAATTAGATATGAAGAAAACAGAGTTTGCTAAGAAGGCAGGAATTAGTTCTGCGTCTGTAGCAAAACTTGGTAAGGGTGCAAATATCACAACGGATGTTCTTTTGAAAATATGTGAGTATTTGAATTGTGATATCTCAGATATTGTTGAAGTTGTTCCAGATGAATCATCAGAGGAGGAAAACTAAAATGGCAGATAAAAATACAGCCGATATTGGATTTGAAAAACAAATATGGGATGCGGCCTGCGTACTTCGTGGCAATATGGATGCATCAGAATATAAGAACGTTGTCCTGGGGTTGATTTTCTTGAAATATATCTCAGATACATTTGACGATAAATATCAGGAACTTGTTGAAGAAGGCGACGGATTCGAGGAAGATATTGATGAATATACTTCTGAGGGTATCTTCTTTGTACCAGCAGGTGCACGTTGGAGTGAGATTGCAGCAAAAGCACATACGCCAGAGATTGGTACAGTTATTGATGAGGCTATGCGTGCAATTGAAAAAGAAAATAAACGATTGAAAGACATTCTTCCTAAGAATTTCGCACGTCCAGAATTGGACAAACGAAGATTGGGAGATGTGGTAGATTTATTTACCAATATCCAGATGATCGAACACGGCAGTGAGAAAGATATTCTGGGACGCACTTACGAGTATTGCCTTTCTATGTTTGCTGAACAAGAAGGCAAACGTGGCGGCGAATTCTTTACACCATCCTGCGTAGTACGCACCTTGGTAGAAGTATTGAAACCTTTCAAGGGAAGAGTATATGATCCTTGCTGTGGCTCAGGCGGTATGTTTGTTCAGTCTGCAAAATTTGTTGAGAACCACAGCGGTAACATCAGTAACATTTCTATCTACGGTCAGGACTCAAACCCTACTACGTGGAAGATGGCACAGATGAACCTTGCTATTCGTGGAATTGAACCAGATCTCGGAGCCTATGCTGCAGATACGTTTCTAGATGATCGTCATCCAACACTGCGAGCAGATTATATTATGGCTAATCCTCCGTTTAACCTTTCCGATTGGGGATTGGATAAATTAAAAGAAGATCAGCGCTGGAAATATGGAACACCACCATCAGGAAACGCCAACTTTGCATGGCTTCAGCACATGATTTTTCATCTGGCACCAGCAGGCCGTATTGGTATGGTGTTAGCGAACGGTTCACTTTCTTCTCAGTCAGGTGGAGAGGGTGATATTCGTAAGAACATTATCAATGCCGATTTAGTTGAGTGCATTGTTGCAATGCCTACTCAGCTATTCTATACAACGCAGATTCCTGTTTCGCTCTGGTTTATCAATAAACAGAAGAAACAACCGGGAAAGACTTTATTTATTGACGCTCGTAAGATGGGAACGATGGTGAGCCGTAAGCTTCGAGAGTTGACAGATGGTGATATCAAGAAGATTGTAGATACCTATGAAGCTTTTGTTAATGGAACACTTGAAGATGTTAAAGGCTTCTGTGCCGTTGCCGATTTGCAAGAAATTGAAAAGCAAGACTTTATCCTTACTCCGGGCAGATATGTAGGTATTGAAGAACAAGAAGATGACGATGAGCCATTTGAAGAAAAGATGGATCGGTTAACATCTGAACTTGCGGAAATGTTTGCAAAGTCACATGAGCTGGAGGGAGAGATCAGGAAGAAGCTGGGGGCGATCGGATATGAGCTCAAGCAATGAAATAACGTATTGTTTGATTTTTGATACGAATGCTCTGTTTCAAGCATATGAAAAGAAAGCAGATTTCACAACGTTTAGCTTTAATTCAACATTTGAAAATGTAATTGATATGATTAATCAACTTGACATATATAATCAGGTAACCGTAGCAATTCCATCTGTTGTATGGAATGAAATGGAGAAGCAGATTATAGAAAAGCATGATGAATTGCTTTCAACTTATAAAAGTACGATATCAAAGAAGCGATTTCCTGAATATTCTATTCAAGAAAATCCGGACATAAACTATCCGGAATACATAAAAAATAAGCTTACGGAATACAAGAAAGAGATTTCAGTAGGATTGAATAAAGTTATAGAGCTTCCGATTGCTTCTAATAATAGGTTTGAAAGTATAATAAATCGAGCATTTAGTAAATTACCTCCTTTTGAGGGAAAAGACAAAAAGTCTGATAAAGGATTTAAGGATGCGCTATTATGGGAAAGTATTTTGGAATTTTCATTAACGCATCGCAACTCGAAAATTATATATTATTCCAAAGACAATGCTTTTGGAGAATTTCTGCTAAATGAGTTTGCAGAAAATGTATCAGATTCATCACTGTTCATATGCAAAAATGAAAGTGAAGTTAAGGTACAGTTAGAAGCGTGGGCAAAGGAAATTGACAAATATTCCTATCAACCAATTGAAGAGTTTGATGAAAACCAGGAAATTATTGATTGGTTAAACTCTGGAGATTTTCTCGTGCAGATAATAGATAGAAATTTTGGCCTTGTTGAAAAAGGACGGTTGATTACTTCAACTACAGCGCATTTGATTAGCATTGATAATATTGAAATCTTGAATTTGGACGAGAATGCAATTGAATATTATATTGAAGCAGCATTGCAGTTTATATATGAATTGAAAGATGGAGGAAAAACACAGGACACAATCAACGTAGGTATAAATGTTAAGATGCTGGATGATGGTAGTTATTCGGTTGAAGATGCGTATAGAACGGATGAAGACGAAACTGAAAGTGAGAGTTAGCTTATGAATACAGGACAAGAAAGAATAAACGAATTTGTAATTCGTGAAAAACTGGAGGCGATTGGACATGAAATCTGAATGGATAAAAAAGAAGCTCTCTGATATTGCAGATTTCAATCCGAGAGAAACAATAAAAAAAGGTGCTGTTGCAAAAAAAATATCTATGGATGTACTCAGACCATTTTATAGAGATGTTCCGTATTATACCGAAGAATGTTTTTCAGGTGGCACGAAGTTTCGCAATGGCGATACAATTATGGCAAGAATTACGCCTTGTTTGGAAAACGGAAAGACAGCGCAGGTCTCAATCTTAAATGATGGAGAGGTCGGGTTTGGCTCAACGGAATATATAGTGTTCCGAGCAAAAGAAGGAATTGCTGATAAGGATTACTTGTATTATCTCGTTTGCAGCCCGGAAGTAAGAGAACCAGCAATAAAATCTATGGTTGGTTCATCTGGACGACAGCGTGTTCAGGCTGATGTGGTAAAAAATCTCCAAATTGAGGTGCCGCCATTAGTTGAACAGAGAAAATTTGGCTCATTTCTGAAGTCGTTTGATGATAAAATCGCACTCAACGATAAGATAAACAAGAATTTAGAGCAGCAAGCTCAGGCAATTTTTCTGAAAATGTTTCCAGATATATTTTCAGCCTCGGCATCCTCTTCTTTCCAAAATTTAATCGAGTTTTCAAATGGAAAGAAGCGGCCTGAAACAATCGGGAATATCCCCGTATATGGTGGTAATGGAGTCTTAGCATATACCAATCAATCAAATGCAGAGAATTGCGTCATTATCGGCAGAGTTGGAGCATACTGCGGAAATACTTTTCTTTGTCCTGAAAAGTGTTGGACAAGTGATAATGCAATACAGGCTAAAAGTAAGAATGAAGATTCCCCATTGTTTATTTATTATTTGTTAAGGAATGCTTCACTGCCTTCACGACACATTGGTACAGGTCAGCCACTGATGACACAGGCAATATTAAATGCTATTCCTGTCAATGAACCATCAACTCAGGAAATTAGGTCTTTTATAAATATATGCACGCCTTTGCATGAAACAATTTTTACTAATGAAAAGCAAAATATATCATTAGCCCTTTTACGTGATACTCTTTTGCCAAAGTTGATGTCCGGTGAGCTTGATGTTTCGGACATTGATCTTTAAGCCACTAAATTCTTGTTTAACCTAAATACTCCCACCAACGGCGGGAGCTAAAGCCAACGGAACTGCCGTTGAGTCGTTCTCTGGAAAATAAATTTGAAGGAGAATGATCTATGAAACAACAAATTATTTCAGAAGTGGTGCAGCAAATGCTGCCACACCTCGACAACGCACAAATGCAGCAGTTGCAAACAGTGCTTGAAAACGCACTGTTTGGCTGTGAGATTACAGTGCAGACAGAAAAGAAAGATACGGACGATAATCCGAAGCTGATAGATGCCTTTGTTGCAGCAAAGCGGATTGAAGGATGCTCCGAAAAAACGCTGAAATACTACCGCACAACCATTGAAACGATGGTGATCTCGATAGATAAAGGCATCCGCCACATTCAGACGGAGGATTTGCGTTCCTATCTGACCGATTATCAGAGTAAGAACCAGTCCAGTCGTGTGACGATAGATAATATCCGCAGGATTCTGTCCAGCTTTTTCTCTTGGCTGGAGGACGAGGATTATATTTTGAAAAGTCCTGTTCGCCGTATCCATAAGGTGAAAACGGCAACTAATATCAAGGAAACCTATACGGACGAGGATTTGGAGAAAATGCGTGACAACTGCACAGAACTTCGAGACTTGGCAATGATTGATATGCTGGCTTCTACAGGAATGCGTATCGGTGAAATGGTTCTGCTGAACAAAGCGGACATCAATTTCAATGAGCGTGAATGTGTGGTTTTCGGTAAGGGTGACAAGGAACGCATTGTATACTTTGATGCTCGGGCAAAGATTCATTTGCAAAACTACATTGACAGTAGAATAGATGATAATCCGGCATTGTTCGTTACCTTGCGTTCTCCGCATGAGAGAATCAAGATCGGTGGTATAGAATCCCGTCTGCGTGAAATGGGAAAGCAGTTGAATATTCCGAAAGTCCATCCACATAAGTTCCGCAGGACGCTTGCAACGATGGCGATTGATAAAGGAATGCCGATTGAGCAGTTACAGCAGCTTTTGGGGCATAAACGAATAGATACGACCTTGCAGTACGCAATGGTCAAACAGAGCAATGTTAAGTTGGCTCACAAGAAATATATCGGTTAG